GCCGCCAGGATCTCCGGGAAGTCGGAGGTCGAGTGCAGGGCTCGCGTCGCCACTTCGTCCCGCGACATGCCGCGGGTGTTGACCCCGGCGTCGGCTAGGCTTTCGCGCGCGAGTTCCATCAGCGTCATGCTCCGGAACTGCCGGGCGGCGTCGGTGAGCTGGAACAGGGTCGGGCTGTAGCGGTGCAAAAGCGCGTTGGCGGCCGCATCGCGCCGCGTCACCCGCTCGTCCTGACCGCCGAGCGGCACCGAGACGTGGCCAAAGGTCCGCGTCTGATCGGACGATTCCGCCAGGGTATCGAGGATCTGCCGGCGCGCCTCATCAAGGCCCACGCCACGCTTCACCAGATCGTCGGCCACGCTACGCTCCAGCCCGAGACGGGATGCGAGGTCGAAGATGGTCGCCGCCCGCCGGCGAACGCCGGCGCGGGCCTCGGCGACCAGCGCCTCGGCATCGGGTTTCGGGTCTTCGGTGGTCTTCGCCGGCTTGGTCTCGCCGCGAGTCTGCGGCGGCTCCGTCTCTTCCGGCGCTTCCGTCTCTTCGGCGACGTCGATTGCGTCCTCGGTTTCGATGTCTTCGTCATGCATGGGATTGGTCCTTTCGGTCCTGGGACCCGCGCCGGCACGATGCACGACGCAGGCGTGAAGGGTTTCGGTGGAACGGAAGCCGGCGGCGGGATCGGCGCCGACCGGCACGGCGGAGATCTCGAACGGCGTCCAGTCGACGGCGCGCCAAAGCTCGCGGCCGCCGCCAGAGTCCTTGTGGGGCTTGGTCACCTCGTAGCGATGGACCTGGTAGCCGACCGAGACAGCGCGCAGGTGGCCTGCCCGGATGTCGTTCCAGACGGCATCCACGTCCTCGCGCTCGCTCAAGCGGATGGTGGCGAGGCCACGGCCCTGCTCGACACGGGCCGATCCCGGCGCCACCGAGCCGATGACGCCATCAAGATCCCAGGTCTCGTGGACGCGCAGGAACGGCGCGCCGGCGTTGAGCCGGTCGAGCCGGACGTGGGCCGGATCGAGGCTCAGCTCTTCGTCATAGGCCTCGCCGAAGAACGGCGCCCGGCGCACCCGCGCGCCCGTCGACCACACCACCTCGACGGTGCGGTTCTCGTCATCGGCCGAGTCCGGGGTGAACTCGGCCGCCCGGCGCAGGGCCGGCAACTCGATAGTCTCAGGCATGGGAACTCCCTATCTGTAGATCAGGCCTCGGCGATCACGCGCAGCACGCGCCCGCTCTCGTCGTCACCCGGCTCAGTTGGGTCATTGGCCTGCGCGGCGCCGGTCTTGGTGACCCGCCTGGGATCGCTGTCGAGCACGATGCCGAGTGCGTCGAGCTTCGCGTTCATGGCCGCGATCTCAGCCAGCACCGCGTCCGGATTGCGGCCCTTGCGCGCGATCGCTTCGGCCAGCGTCGTGGTGCCGGATCGCAGCGCCAGCAGATCGGCCATGGCGTCCTTCTGCGGATCGACCGCCTCGAACTCGGGCGGCGACCACTCGACGCGGACCACGGGCTCCGGGATCCGCCCTGCCGCCCAGGCGGCCTCCGCGAACCAGCGCCAGACGGGCGCGCAGAACATCGGAATAAAGAGCTGCCACTGCACCGCATCGATCATGCGGCGGAACGCGGCCAGCCCGGCACGGATCGACGAGTAGTTGACCTGGCTGAGGTCTCCGGTCAGCAGCTCGTAGGGCACCCGGAAGCCGGCCGAGACGGTGTGCAGGCTCGCCCGCTTGTAGTCGGCATAGCCGCCGGTCGCCGCCGGCTGGTTGAACCGGATCTCCTTGCCGCCCCTCGCATAGGCGATGAGGCCGGGCTCGAACTGCTCGACGTGATTGCCTTCCCCGTCCACCACCGTGGGCGCGATCCCCTGTTCCGCCTCGTCGGCGCCGAGCACGACGGCGGTCACGCAGGCCTCGGTCTTCTTGCGCACGATCTCGGCGACCTCGTAGTCGTCGAGATCGCGCAAGCTGCGGATCACCGGCGCGCCCCAGGGAACGCCCCGCGCCTGGGTGCGCTGTTTCTCATAGACATGGGCGATCTCGGCGGCCGGCACGGCGGCGCTCTTGAAGCCGCCCTGCAGCGCACCGAAGGCATCGCCCGGATGGCGGGCGAACAGCCAGTAGGCGCGCCGGCGGCCGATAGCGTCGAACTCGACCCCCTGCACCGCATGGCCGGAACCGATCCCGCCGTTCCTCGTGGCGTCGAGGAAGTCGGCCTCCAGGACCTGGACCTGGACCGGAACGGCCAAACCGTCCTCGGCGCGACGCGGCCGGCGCCGGACCAGGACCTCGCCGGCTTCGACCATCTCCCGGCAGACCAGCGTCTGCAGGCCGTAGAAATCGAGCTGCCCATCGGCATCACAGTTGCGGGCCCAGGTCTCCCAGAGGTCATTGACCGTCCGGTCGAGCCGGTCGTCGCCCGACGCCGCGCGCGGCATGATGCCGGCGCCGACGATGTTATTGACCAGCACCGCCACCGCCTTGGCGGCATGCGGGTTGTTGCGCACCAGGTCGCGCATGCGGTCGCGCAGCAACGCGCCGGCCGTGGCGATCTCGCTGTCGGCCGAGGTGCCGGGCGAACGCCAGCCATCGGTCCGCCGCCCCCGTGCCGCGCCCTCGTAGCCGCGCGCGAGGCCTTCGAAGGCCTGACGCGCCAGCAGGCGCCGTGTCGCCGTCCGCGGCGAGACCACGGCGATGGCCCGGTCGAACCAGCTGGCCCGCATCAACGATCTCCTCGCTTGAACCCGGCGAGCCCAGCTACCGGCAGAGAATTGCCGGCGCCGTTCATGGCGCGCTCGACGGTGCGGATGCGGCCCAGCAGGTCATCGGCCGAGCCGTACTCGATGGTCTTGCCGTCATAGCTGACCCGCAACGTGCCGCTTGCATAGGCGCGCTTCAGGGCCGCCCGTTCGGTTTCCGTCCAATCACTCATTCCTGATTTCCCTGTCGAGCCGGAGCCTGTCCTCGGGCGGGCCTTCGGCCCGACCCGTGGGGCTCTCCGCGCCTCTTGCTAGAACCATCCTTCCTTGCGCCCGAACCACTCGGAACGCCGCTTGCCCTTGGGCTCAGGCGAGATGCGGTTCACGACGCCGGCCGTCGCCTCGTCCTCGGACGGCACGCCGAGCTGTTCCTCCAGGTCCTGCCACTTGGCGTCCGACCAACGGTCGGCGCCGGCGATCCAGGCCGCCGCCCGGGCATAGACCCGGCAATCGAGCGCCTCGTTCCGCTCCCTGAGCTTCTGCCATTCGAGCCGCGCGAAGCCGCGCTTGGTGCGAACCGTCACCAGCTGCTCGGCGACCAGCTGCTTGAGCCATTCGCTTTCGATCCAGGTCGGCAGATGCACCGTGCCGGCCGGAAAGCGCGCACCGTTTTCCAGATCCTCGTCGATTGGACGTTCGAGCCTGAGAAAGCGGTAGGTCTCGGCCTTGCAGGTAGAAACCGCCACGGTCCAGAGCCGTGCGCCGCGACGCAGTTTCTTGCCGCCGTCGGTGGCGTCCACGAAGGTCGGCCCAGACACCGGGCTTGCCCGATTGAAGCCTTCGACACCCTTCACTGGGGCCACCTGCCCGAACCCGACTCGGCGCGCCCAGGCGTAGACCGCTGGGGCCTCGTAGCCGGTGTCGATGGCGAGCTTGGCGATCCTTAGCGCTGCACCCGTTTGGTGACACCAGGTCCGGTCAAGCAAAAGGTTGAGTTCAGACCAGGCATTGGCATCACCGGGGCCACCCTCGATGACACCGTGCTCGACCAGCCAGCTTTCGAGGCCCCGGCCCCAGGCCCAGACGTCGATCTCGATGCGGTCCTTCTGCACGTCGGCGCCGGCGGTGAGAAACAAACCGCCCGGCGGTACGACACCGGGCTTCCAGGTCTCGCGGCGGTCGTAGAGCCGCTGCCAGTCGGGCGCCTCGCCGGTTTCGACCCAGGTCTCGCCTAGATCCGTGTTCTTACCGACTTCAACGCCGCGTCATTGCCCTGGGCGGCCTCCCAGGCGGCGGCGATTTCGGCCCAGCTCCGCCAGCCGACGGGGCTGTAGAGGTTGGAAACATGAAACCCGGCGGTTTTGTCGTTATCGTTCTCCGGTTTGGCCGTCGCCCGCCACTCGCCGCGTTCCAGCATCCGGGTCTTGTGGTGCTCGTGGATAACGCCTTCGCAATCCTCGCAGAGATAATGGGCCGTCTGCGGTTCTCCCTTGTCCCATCGGAGCCGCTCGAACTGCAGCCACTGCATATGCCCGCAATGGGGACAGGGCAGGAAGTAGCGGCGCTGGTCGGACGCCTCGTATTCGCGCTCGATCCTCGAGACACCCTTGACGGTGGGCGTCGAAACGATGAGCACCTTGCGTCGGGCGAAGGTGCGCGTCCTGGCTTCCGCCAGCGCTACCGGATCGCCCTCGCCGTCGATGTCGCCGGGATAACCGTCGACCTCGTCGAGAAACAGGTAGCGCACCGGCATGGAGCGCAAGCCCACCGCCGAGTTGGCGCCGCTGAGCACCAGCAGGCCGCCAGGGAACTCCTTCGACAGCACCGTGTTGCCGGAATCGCGGCTCCGGCGCTCTTTGACCAGGCCGCGCAGCGCCTCGCTTTCCTCGAGCAGCGGATCGATACGCTGCTTCGAGTTGCGCTTGGCCAACTCCACCGTCGGCGCGACCGCCATCATGGGGCCCGGCGCCTGGTGAATGACGTAGCCGATCCAGTTGTTGCCGCACTCCGTGCCGCCGACCTGGGCGCCCTTCATGAACACCACCCGCTCGACCTTCGAGGCCGGCGAGAGTTCGTCCATGATCTCCTTGAGATACGGCGTCCGGCTCGTCCGCCACCGGCCGGGTTCCGAGGCCGCCCGCTGGGACAGCACCCGGTGCCGGTCCGCCCACTCCGAGACCGTCAGCAGCGGGTCGGGCCTCAGACCCTGAAGCCAGGCTTCCTCGATCCCGTCGGCGCCGTCGAACCCGTCAGTCGAGCCGTGCTCGGACCTCGGCGAGCTCGGTGAGGTGAGTTCGGACATGCTTTTCGAGGACCACGTGCATCTCGTGTGGATCGACCCCGAGATCCGCCGCCATCAAAGCCGCGACCCTGGCGGGCCAGTTAAGCCACGCGTCCCGCTCATTCCGCGCCAGCCTGAACACGTGGGCCGCGGCCCGCGCCCGGTCAACCAGTTCGCCCTTGAGCCGGTGGAGCCGGACGCGCGCCGTCTGCGCCTTGAGCACCTCGTTGGCCGTCCGCGCCTGCATGAACGTCGTGCCGCCGGCCGTCACCGGCTCGCCGTTCTCCCGCAGGGTGTCGCGCACGGCGCTCACGGCCGCTTCGGGAACGGGCTTGACCCTGCTTTTCCGGCTGCCGCCTGACGCCCGCTTCCGCTGCCCCTGGGTGGCGTCGGTATTCGCCGACCACTCCCTATCGGCCTTCGCCGGATCGACGGTGCCGTCGGGCTCCGGCGTGATCCGCCCCGCAGCAATCGCCTTCTGAACAGCCGTATGGCTGACGCCCCGGTGGCGGGCGTATCCCCTGATCGACAGTCCCATGCGCGGCCTCGCGCCCGGCGGCGCTCCCGTTCAAAAAAACCCTAAAAAAAACAATCGCTAGCCCCGGCGCGTTGGCCGTCGGCAGCTCACGAAAAAGCCGCCCGCGCCCGGAAGGGCGGAGCGGCCGGGTTTCAATTTCATCGCAGGGGCGCGCCGGACCTCGATCGATGCCCCGGTCCGCAAACGGCGGAAAAACCATGGACGCCGGG